GAGCGTGTTCATCAGAATTGTCTCCGCAGCGTGGCGCGGAAATCATGCGTCGTCGGCTCGTAGGGATTGAAGCTCTGCTGCCGGCCATACTGCAGCTGCAGATCGTTGCCGAAGAACGGCAGCGTGACGCCACCGCGCGCATAGGGAATTTTGTTCGTCGGATCGTATGACTGCAGATCGAGCGACATCGGCGGCAGCTGCGGCGGCGCGAAGCCGCGCATGTCCGGTGGCGGGCCATAAGCCTCGGTGTCGAGCGGCGTCTCGCCGAGCGTTGCGAGCGTGTTCTGTTGCTTGGGCATTATTCGTACCAACCGCTGATGCTGCCGTAGAAGCCGAGCAGCACGACGAACAGGATCAACACGGCGAGCGTCGCGAATGCGAGCTTGGTTTGACGGTCCATCATGGCTTCGGCGGTCACCTAACCGGGCTTCCAAAAACATGAAGCCCGAGAAGACCGATGAGAATGAACAGCACGAGCCAGCCGCCAAATGGCCCCCACGGGCCAACGCGATCCCTATACCAAGGGCCTATGCCGAAAAGACCGAAGACCCCGAAGATCACATAGATCAGCCAGAACCAGATGTTGGCACCCATGTTGTCCTCCTATGCAGCCTGCCAGGAGCCTGACGGCGGAAGCCGCTTGCGTTTGACCGGCTCGGTGTCGGCGTAGCGGATCATCATCAGCGCGTAGCGCGTCGCAGCCATCAGGTCATCGAACTCCTTCACCACCTTGCCGTCCTTGCGGTGATAGAGCCTAAATTCTTCGAACCAGTCGTGCAGATGCGAAAACACCTTGAACTTTCCGGTCTGCATGCGACCGAGCATCTCCATCAGGCCGGCTTCGACGCCCGATCCGCCATCCACGAACGTGGCGCGCTCGGGCAGCATGTTCAGATGCTGATTGCGGTACTGCGTTGCGAGTTCGTCGCCGCTGCCTTTGTCGGCCTGGAGGCCATCATGCGGCCAAGCGATGGGTATCCACTCGTTTCCCCATCCCCGGATTGCTGCGGCGTGCAAAACCGGCGTCGCTTGCCGCTGCTTGTGACATTTGACGACGTAGATGATGTCTTCGTCGCGATCAAACACCAATTCCACGCATGCGAACGGGTGATCCCAGCCAAAATCCAGTCCTCGGATGCGCGCGAACTCACGCGGAAAAATTCTGGCCGGAATTGAGAGGTCTTCGTCGGCAATCGGGAAAATTCGACCACTGCCGAGCGTCGGAATGCCTTTTGCGCGCGCGTCGCGCTCGTGCGCGGGGAAGCCGGCGACGATTTTTGCGCGTTGTTCGTCGGTGTAGTGCGGCGCATCGTCAATTGTCATGGTGACGAGCGCGCGATCCGGCGACGGCTCCAATAAAAAGCGGCGGCAAACCTCACTCATACCCAGGAGGGGGGTAAAAGTTGAGAACACCATGCCGCCGGTCGAGGAAACGCGGGTCAGGCCTTCGGAATAGATGTCGAGCGGCGGCTCCTCATCGAACCACACCCAGTTGACCGTGTCCGCTTGCCATTTTCCGCGTCCCTGATCGTAGGATTTGAAGTTGAGCGACGAGTGCTCGACCTGAACGTCGCCGCCGCCGCCCCATTCGACCAGAATGCCGTCGATGGCGTCGCTGACGCCGTTGCGCCGGGTCCAGTTTTTCAGCGTGTCCTTGGGCAGAAGCCCGGTTCCCCATGCGCCTTCGTCGCGCGGGTTGCCGACGATCAGCCGCTGCACGCCGTCGCGGGTCAATTCCGCGCTTTCGGAGCCGGCGAGCGCGCGGATCGGGCGGTCGAACACGCGCCCCTTCCACCATGATGGGTATCTGCCGGTGAGATGCATGCAGGCTTCAGCTGCGCCGGCAGTGGTTTTGCCCAGCTGGTTGCCGGCCATCATGGCGCGCTCGCGAAACAGTGCGCCGGCCTCGTGGAACTCGCGTTGTTTGGGATACGGCGCGTAGGCATTGAGCTTGTTGAGCGCGTTGCGGCGCTCCTTTTCGCGCGCCAGCCGGCGGATCATCACATCCTTGGAGGCGATCTCCATTTGCAGCGCCGTCAGCTGCTCGGGCGTGAGTTCCGGCTTGGCCGGGGGGCGGGCTTTACGAGCCATTCAGATTTCCTGTAAGCTGACGTGTTGGCCTAGCTGCCCGATGCGCTGGGCTGACGGCCCCGCCGGGGGTTGGACATTTCCCCCGGTGGGGCTTTTCGGAGGGAGGCAGCATGACTGACATTCCGCGCGCGCGGCGGCTGATCGCCGACGCGATGTACACGATGGTGCAAGTCCTGAAGCAACTACGCGAGGCTGAGAGCCTGATGACGCGACCGTCGCCGATCCGCAGGGCGATGCGAAGCTCGCAGCCGATGACACCAGCGCTGGCGGTGACGATCCGCAAACACGCCAAGCTCCACCCGGATGCGTCCTACAAAGAGATCGCCGAGGTTTACAACGTCGATGCCGGTCGTGTCAGCGAAGCCGTGCGAGGCCTGCGATGATCGACATCATCACGACGACCGACAAACTCGCCTGCGCCAAGCGCGAGCTACTGATGCGCAAGCGGGTTTATCCCAACTGGGTCAAAAGCGACCGCATGAGTGCTGACATGGCCATGCGGCAGATCGCCTGCATGGAGGCAATTGTTGCCGATTACGAAGCTGCTGCCGAGAAGGAGCGGCTGTTATGATCCCCAAATACCCGTTCGTCATCACCGTCTGGCGCAAAGTTGGCCAGAACAAGCTCGACCAGCGCGCGAAGAGTTTCGAGACGCTCGATGCCGCGCATGCGTTTGCGAACACGATCTTGCGGTCATCCGACGTTAAGCGCGTGCAGCTGACGTGCATCTTGAGCGACACCCGACGCGACGACACCGGCAACGTGCTCGGCTTCGATCATCAGGTGCCGGCATGAGCATCCGGCGATACGACTGGTTCTGGTTTGGCATCGCGCTGCTTGTCATCGCCGCCGCGACTGCCTTCGCTCTGGGAACGAGACTATGACCGAGATCAGCGACCGACTGCGCGCCCACATCGGCAACGACCATCTGCGGGGCTGCGAGGGGCGGCAGTACGCTTGCGACTGCGGCTATGACGCAGAAACCGAGCGACTGTTAGGGGTAAGCGCCATCGAGATCGAGCGGCTGCGGGCGGCGCTGCAAGAAGCGGCAAGGCGGCTGATTGCCAACGGCGACGGGTATGGGGCAAACGAAGCGACCAGCGCACTGGAGCCGAAGCCGATGCGTTCCAATCTCGGCCCCGGTGAAACATGACCCAACATGTCAGCCATTACCACAGCGACCAAATCCGCGAACTGCGTGCCGAGATCGACCGGCTGACGGGGCGGCTTGCAGACCTAAAGATCGAGAACTGGCAGCTGAAGGGTGCGCTCGGCTACGAGGTTCCCGGTCAGATACCGTGCGGCGATTTCAAGTGCGGTCTGTGCGAAGCGAAGCACAGCGAGATCGAGCAGCTGCGGATGCAGCTTGCGGATCACGGCGAGGCGCTCACGCATGCCGAGCGGCTGGTCTACGAGAGCGGCCTGCGGCTAGGCGAGGCGCACAAGCGGATCAGCGAATTGCAAGGCGAGCTTCGCCGGGTGCGTGGCCGATGATGCGCGAGGACCGTCTGATGCTGGCGTGCATCTGTTTCCTGCAGCTGATCACTCTCAGCGTAATCCTATTCTTTCTGGTGTTGCGATGACCAGTCACCTTGACCGCATGGACGAAGACCTTGGCCGACAGATCAGGAGCAAGCTGTGGCGGTGGATATCGGACAGTTTCGATCTGTACGAGATGGCCGAGCTTCCCTCGGAGTGGGCGTGCTCGCGGATATTCACGGCGCTGCTCAATGCGCTGGCGCGCGGCTGCGTTCGGTTCGAGGTTCCGCCCGACATGGCGGTGGATGCGTTGCGCTCGCTGATGGAGATTTACCAGCGTCGCAGGGACGAGCGCGCAGCTGCCGGCGAGGACGACGATGACGACTAGGTGTAGGACCACTTCCTCTCTTCGGCGTCCAATTCAGCCACTACGGCTCGCAGCATTCGCGCGTCGTCCGCAATGGTATTGGCAGCTGGTACGCGACCAGTTCGTTCGCGACCAGCGAGTACCTCCCGCAGCAAGGCCTCCTGAAACCTCTGGTCCTGCGCCCAGCGCGACATCAGATCGGCGCGCTCGGGATCGGCGTGACCCATGATGTT